ATTATCAATATTACCTCTAATTTTTAAAGGAAAATCATTATTAGCTGTATTTGCAATATCGAGCATAGCTGTAGGAGAGGTGGTGTTAATACCCACCGACCCTGCACTATCTATATGCATTTTTGAAGAAGAATCTACAAAAAATGAACATGAACCACTTCCAGCACCATTAGAACCTCTAAAATGACCTATTCTTGCTCCGTTACCTGTTATATCCATAATGGCTCTTTGGCTTCCAGACGTAGAAGAAGTAGAGTTACTGCCTACTGAACAAACTTGACCACCAACAGTAAGCCTTTCGTGTATATTGGTATCTCTATTAATACCAACAAAGCCATCAGATGTAATAGTTAATTTAGTATTTGTGCCAACATCATCAGTACCAGTAGCAATTTTAAAAGCATCACTATCGCTTCCATCAACACCTATGCAAAACCCATAAGGGCTTGTAGTTGTTTGAAAAGCCATTGAGGCATCACCTGTACCAAGCTGTCTTATTCCTAATGATGTTGCAGTACCTGTGTCATTTCTTCTCAAATCAAGCTGATATCCAGGGCTATCCGTACCAATACCAAGCGAACCTCCGTTAAAATAAGAATCTCCTGCTGTATGTATAGCGACAGTATTTGTTCCTGCATTTTTTAGTCTTATATAAGCTTGGTCAAGAGCAGAGCCTGATGAACCTGCTCTACCAATAGAAACAAGTTCATAATCAGCAGAGCTAACAAAAAATCTTGCTCCATCGGCTGTAACATTTACATCACCTGCAAAAGTAGCATCTCCACTATTATCAATTTTAAAATCAGTTGAACCAGTAGTGTTTAAGCGTATCTCATTCCAAGCACTTGCACCAATAGTTATGTATCCACCTGCTGTGCGTTCTAATATATTATTAGTTCCATCACTTATTTTATCATTTGCAGAAAGAAGTGCTATGTCTCCATCAACTGATAATCCTGTAAGAGTACCTACTGAGGTAATAGCGGATTGAGCTGCTCCTGTTACAGTTGCTGCAGTACCACTAGTATTTCCTGTTACATTACCTACAAAAGTACCTGTAATTGTACCACCGTTAGTAATATTTTGGCTACCAAGATTAATAGCTCCTGACATTGTGCCGCCAGCAAGAGGTAAATAGTTTTCTGTGTCAGTAGCCCAGCTAAATGTGCCATCTCCATCAGAAGTTAATACTTGACCACTAGATCCATTTCCACTTACTTTTAATTCATCTGATCCTATTGTACCTTGTCCTACACTAGCTGATTGACCCATTAATAAACAATAAAGATCCGTTCCCGAAGCAGGAGCTTCGGTGAACGTTATAGTACTACCAGATACAGTATAAGCACTGCCTGACATTTGAACTACACCATCTAATACTACAAGAAGATTTTGTGCATTAGGAGTAATATCAACACTACCTACTTGCAAAGTAAATGCAACATTACTTCCATTAAAACTAGAACCAAAATCGTCTACTTCAATGTAACTTCCAGCGTTAGTTGGTGAATGTCCTATATACCCCATTATGCGTTCTCCAATTCTGAAACTTTTGCACTTAGCTCCTTTACTGCCTCAACAAGCAAACCTACTACGTTTCCATATTTTAATGACTTCATATCATCTAACCCATCTTCATCAAAAGAACCTTTTACAGAATCTGTTTTAACAAGTTCAGGAATAACTTTTTCTACCTCGTCTGCTATCATTCCAATTTCTTTTGTATCAGTATTTTTACCTGCTGACACTTTCCAATTATAGGTAACTCCTCTAAGTTGATTTACTTTACTTAAAGCATTGTCAATAGTTTTAATATTTTTCTTTAATCTTATGTCAGAGTTTTGTGTTAAACTGCCTAAAATATGCACATCTCCATCTGACTCGATTCTCATCTCATCGCTACCACTACCATTTCTATTAAACCTATAAGAATCATCGCTATAAGCATATAAAAGCCAAGCGTGTGCGTTACTATTTATTTGATAATGATATAAATATCCATCTCCACCGTGTCCTATTTTTACCTCGCCATTATCATTTAACAAAAATCTCTCTTTAACTCCACTTGACCCTCTTGTTCCAAAGTGAAGTGCCGACCTATCACCGCCATTAGAACCTGCCACACTTGCTATGTAAGATATACCTGAACCACTTGTATGATGGGTAAACACAATTCCTGTTCCTGTACCTGCTTGATTAGAACCATTTGTGTATGAATTAGAAACAATCATTCCTGTCATTGTACCGACATCAGTTCTATCAAATTGCGTAGATAATGAACCACCTACTGAAAGAAATTTATTCGAAGTACCTGCTGAACCTTGATTGTTTTGATTTATTTTAAATAATCCATTTGCATCAAGTTTAGCTTTTTCCACAGCAGGGTCGCCCCCTGTCATAAATAGTATATGACCATCAGAACCATTTAACTGTATTTTGGTTCTATTATTGTAATTACTTGAATGGTATCCACCTGACATTGAAAACATCAAACCACCATTGCTAACACCAATCTCAGGATAAGCATTTGCAAGAGTTCCTGCTTTAAAAGAAATACCTGAATAATTATTATTATCAGATGTATCGCCTTCTACTATTACAAATTGATTATAAGCTGTACCACCTGTATTTTTAATATGCAATCTTGCAGTAGAGGGTGAGGTTTCGCCAATACCTACTCGTTGTGAGCTGTCTATGGTCATAGCTATTGATGCATCATCACCACCACCTGCGTTTGTGGCAAATTGAAGATTTCCTGCCATTACTCCATCAGCAATATCGCCAGTAGCAGATGTAATTATTGAGCGTATATCTGCTGTAATAGTTCTAAAATCTGTGCCATTATAACCAGAAAAAATTAATCTACCTGCTTGGTCATTTTGATTTAATTTAGCTTTTGAAGATATTGTACCTCTTGAATGTCCAATAGCTAACAAACCACCACTTATACTATCTTGATATTCTGTTACTGCCATTGAACCTGTAAAAGACTCGCCATCAACACTAAACTTTGCAGGATAATAACCACCATAAGTAAGTGGACTAGTAGTGCCAATAGATACTTTATTTTCCGAAGCATCCACAAACAGCGTGTTAGAATCAAAGTTTGCATCACCACTTACAGTTAATCCTGTAAGAGTACCAACTGAAGTAATACCTGTTTGTGATCCTGTTACAGTTATTGCATCTGCTACTTTTGCGTCAGTTACGCTGTTGTCTGTTAATCCGCCTGTTTTTATTTTTGTTAAAGCCATATTATCTTAACCACGTTATTCCTATGTCGTTATCTGAGCTTCTGTTTCCACCTATTATTGTTACCAATGCTCCCATACCTCCAACACTATTCCAATTTTTTGCTTGTAGCTTTATATTACCTGTAGTTACGTATGCTAATTGAAAATTATCTGCAAGATTACTATTGGCTAATTCTCCATGACTTGTTACAGTATCTAATACAGTCATTGCTGCGTGTCCTTGAGTTGATACAACCCAAACTCCTGCCCTACTACCTTCGTCAGCAAATTTTATTTCAAACATAACTGTACCCCAACTAGCATTGTTAAATGAAATTTGAGCTACGTCTTGCCAATTATGACTATCAATATTTACAAGTTTAGTAAAAGCACCACCATAAGTACCGCCCCAAGAAATGCCACCTACATTTCCCTGTAAAGGCGTAAAATAAATAGAACCACCTGATGTATTACCTACAAGTAAATTTTTAGCAACAGTAGTATCTCCTGTCAATCCATCAATTTTAAGTTTAACATCTTGTAAAGTTGCACTTGCTTGGTCATTAGCTGTGTCTACTAAAAAAACTAAATCACTTCTTGTTGCTCCATCACCACGACCTCGTGATGCTATTGCAATTTTTCTATAATTCGCATTACTTTCTCTATAACCAAGAGATATACCTTGTATATACCCATCAGTTGTTCCTGAACTTCCAAAATGAGCAAACCCACTTGAACCTACAGTTCCATTTGATTGTGTTAAATTAACTTCTAAAGGACTATTAGTTGGAGAGCCTTGACCAATCCCAACTTTATAGTCGCCACTAAATATTGAATTACCATTATTGTTAATTGTAAAAGCATCTTTCCACGTTATAGTAGCATCTGCTGAACCTGAATCGGCAACTGAAAACACATAAGAACCACCTTGATTAGTAAGCTTTGAGGCGTGTGAAGCAGTTTGATATTTCCAAGAACCATCATGATAAGCGTTTTCAAGTAAGTATGTATCAGTTCCACCATAATTACCTAAAGATGTTGTTTCACCAATTTGTAAAACACCATCCCAATTTGAATGCCACGACTCAAAAGCAGTATTTTTAATTCCAACATTACCTGCAAATGTAGCTCCACCTCCAAAATTAGAGTCTGAGCTTTCTGCTATTTGAACTACATTACTACCATCAATTTTAATTAACTCTCTAGCACTACCACCTGTATTATAACCTACAAGAGGTTTGTTGTTTTGCTTGATATATACAGCCCCATATATAAAATCAACTACATTTGTACCACCTGTATACAAAGAAAGAGAATCAGTGCCAAATGAAAGATAAGTATCTGTATCTCCTGAGTGTACAATTTTTTGAGGTAAAGTTAAATCTCCACTAAGAGTTAATGAGCTAAGAGTACCTACTGATGTAATGTTTCCTTGAGATGCTGTGGCGAGTGTACCAGTAATGTCTCCACTAAATGTGGCTGTACCACCTACAGTAAGCTTGTGCAAACCTGATACAGCAGTACCAAGCCCAAGAGACCCCATTTGAAATCCTGTTCCATCATCATCTATTTGATTGGGAGTAACAGCATCATTACTTAAATCAGCAGTAGTAATACTAGCATCTTCAATATGACTAGCATCAATTACACCTTGTCCTACGGTTACAGCTACATCAGCTATATCTTGGCCAATATATGCCATTAAGTAATCTCCATATAAGAAATCAGTAAGTCTGCAACACCTGTAGTGCTTGCTAGCGCTTGTATTGTATCAGTAGCTTGTAGTACTAATTTATTGCCGCTCATAATTTCTAATGTTCCTCCTGACGGAACTGGGGCACCTTTAATCAAATAAGCATTTTCATTGTTCCCTGTATCTGAAACTATTTTTATATCAACAGTAATTGAATTAGCAGATGTATTAGCTACCGACATACCCACTATAATTGAAGTTGTTGAGCTTGGAACCGTATATTGATCTACTAAACTAGTTGTTAATCCAGCATTCGATGTTAATTTAAAGGTGTTTGCCATAATACTATCCTAACGCAATCGCTAAAGCTGTAGCATCTGCTTCAGAGCCAACTTTATCTTTTATTTCTCGTATTGAATTGCTTGAGTCTTTAAAATAGATTTTTGCAACATCTGCATGGTAGTTAATTGCAAGTTCTCCATGATCAACATCAGTAGCCGCATTAGTATTGTGTGTTGGAGCAGGAGATGATGTATTGCTTCTATTTCGTAAGATTACTTTATTAGCCATTAATAAGTACCGCCATCAATATTAAAACCGCTTAATTCAGCATTTCCCGTACCATCGTCATCAACGCCTGTAATATCAGCGCATTTTATAGCTGCGTAACTAAATCCTGAGCCTGAAACATTAACTGCATTTGTACTTGACCCTGGAGCTGCAGTAAGACTGTCAAAAAATGTCCAAACTCCATCTCCAACACTAGCGTCTCTATAAATACCTGCGTATTCAGTAGTACTTCCACTGTCATCAGAGTATGCTCCGTAAATACCAAGGTCTACATCATCTGAGGTATAACCTCCTGCCTTATAGCCAAGTTGCATTAATCCGTCTTCTGATTGAACAGTTGCAACGTTGTTAGTTACAGTATCTCCAGATACTACTAGATTTCCTGTGACTGTAAAGTTTCCAGTTACACCAGTTATAGGTGAATTGGCATCTAATGCCAATACACCGTTAGTTGCAGTTATTCCGCTACCAGCAGATGCAGCCATAAGGTCTGCTATAGATTCTTTTTTAGTTGAGTTATCTGTCGCGTCTATAATCGGAACAAAATCAGCGCCTACAGCAACAACTGCTGCACTTAACTCGTTTAGATCTAAAGCTATAGAGGTTGAACCTCCTAGCGATATCGAGCCTCCACCAGATAATCCATTGCCTGCTGTTACAGTTACCGCGCTATTAACAAGTTCTGCGTTAGCAACTCCACCATCTTTAATAGTGATTGCACCTGAACTAGCTGCAAAGTTATCTGCAGAGAAACTTGCCACACCCTTGTTGCTTGTTGAAGCATCCTCAGCTGCAACTGTGATTGTTTGCCCACTGTGGGTAACATCCATTCCTTCGCCACCAGCGAAGGTCATTACTTGACTATCTAGGTCGATAGAACTGTTTCCAGAAGTATCTGTGGTAAAGTCAAGGTCTTGTGCTGTTACTTGGGCATCAACATAATCTTTGATTGCCGCTGATGTTGCTAATGTGGTATCACTAGCTTCAGTAAACGCTGTGTCTAAAGAAGCTTGAGGTAGAATTTCGGCACCAACCCATTTAACTGTTGTTGTATTTGTTGCTACATGAAATTTCTTATTGGTTTGATCCCATATCGGCTCACCAGACCCAACGTAACTACCTGGTAGTGATCCACCACCACGTTTGAATCTAATTGAATTAGCCATTATTCATTTCCTTTTTGTTAATAAGTGCCACCATCTATGGCACCTGATAAATTTTCTTGTACTAATTTTGTCCAACTTGTATCACGACGTACGTACATAATATCGTCGTCAGTATCGTACCATAGATCTCCTTCAGTCACACCAGTTGATGGAGTGCCATCTTGAGCAAATTTTTCATTAGCAAGTAGTGCAACAGCAGATTGTAGATCAGTACTATTTAAATCGCTAGTAGAAGGATCAAAGGTTGTTTGAGATGCGCTAAATACATCAGAAACACTTACATTTGTAGTATCTCCATCACCAACTACGACGTTAGTAGTATCACCATTTCCAACGCTTATTGTTACATCACTCATTATAGACTTGTAGTATCTGTTACTGTATCGCTAACAGTAATTGTTCCTGTTATATACTGCTTTACCTCTGTGCCATCATTTGCAACTAAATCGTACTTTAGTTTTCCATTTGGTAAAGACTGCGTTTGGGATTTAGTCAAAGCAAGTTTTATTATCCCGCTAGATGCATTTGTTTTTGTAATAGTAAACTCTGCCGATACTCCCGTACTTGCTTTTCTGCGAATTTGTGCTTTAAACGTATAACCCGACACATTTATCGCAACATTGCTTGAATTTGTTAACGTCATAGAAACGTCAAAATTCGTTCCACGCGTTATGTTAATATTGTAAACGCCTGCTGCCATTAGTATTCATGAAGAGCAATCGATACATGACTGCCATCACGCCCTTTATTTGTATATTTTTTAGCCATTGCTAAACATTTTTCATATTCAGCTTGATAATATTGTGCACCTCTGTAATCACTCTTACGAGCACTTAATTGCTCCATAACGCGATACATTATTCCTTTATGAAATTGTTCAGGAATATCAGGTTTGTCTGTAAGGGTAGCTGTTAATTTTGTAGGCTTTTTGCGAAAAAGAACACGAATCTTGTCACCTGAACCAATATCTGTACTAGATAATGATTTCATTTCATTTTCAGTACTATCATACGCTCCAATACCTAGTTTACCGTATTTAATCCACCAAACTTTTGTTTTAGATGTTATATCGCTACTCATGTCACATCCTTTGGTTGGGGTTCTCCTATAAATCTATCAACAATAAACTCTTCGCTCTCAGAATTGTCAAAATAGCTTACTTGCATAACTTCTAAGACATCCTCAGCATTTGTTATGTTTGATAGACTGCTAAAAGCATAATAACGTTGATCGCTTGAAGGATCTATAGTCTCAAGCTCTTCATTTGTTCTAGTTTCAGCAACAAACTCATCTAACGCATTATTTAACATGATGCGTAATTGCGTCTCACCAATTTCTGGATGGACTTGTTGAATTTGCTCTATAATCTGCTTTTGCGTCATTAATCTATTACCGCATACTCAACTGCAAGGTCGCTTGCACAAGAAAGTTGAAAAGTCTCATCTCCTGGAGAAGGAAGCATAATCGCTCCACCTTTAGCTATCACAGCAATAGTTTTATAGATACCTGCCACTGGGCCATCTAAAGTAACAGCGCTACCACCAACTGTTGGTGATCCTGCATTCATATCCGCTAAAGATATATATATTTTTACAGTCAAATCAGTAGTTACATCTGCGCTTCCAAGAGCACTAGCACTATCCCATGCTTTACCTGTATGCTTTATAAATAACATTCTAGCTGATGTAGTTGCTTTGGTCTCACCATTTGAATCTGCTTTCATATAAGGCCCATAATCAGTTGTGTGATCTGCTGCTGCTGTATTCACGCTAGCTGAACCACCTAGTGATTTTCCTATATCGGTAGCAATAACATCATGATCGTCATAATCTGCTCCTGAACCAGAAATAGTTCTAATTGGAGTCATGCTTACTGCATACTCTACTCTACTTGCCATTAATTAACTCCTTTTGCATTTTTTTCTGGTTCTCGATAAGAAGCGACAAATGTTTGTAATCCACGTTGATACTGAGCATCAAGTACTTGTAATTCTTGAACCATTGTTTGGTGTTTTTGAAACACGTTATTAATTGAGGTTTGATAATTTTGAAATTCACTTCCAAACTTTGTAGATGCTTGTTGTAAATCTGCCCCATATTTCTGCAACTTTTGTCCTTGCTGAGTTTGCCAAGTACCTATGTCTTTTTGAATCTTGTTAATAGCGTAAATTTCTTTTTCATTTGATAAGTTTGTTTTATATAAATCTAATTTGGCAGCGTATTCTTGCATATTGTCGTTACGTTTCTTTTGCCAAATCTGTAAATCTTTTTGAAGAGTATTTGTAGCGTATTCTGTTACTTCTTTATTAACCTCTTGTTGGTATCTATTTAACTCGGCTTGATATTTACTAATCTCACCAGAATAGCTTTGAAATTCTTTGCCTTGCTTCATTTGAGCTTCTTGAGTAGCCATCTGAATCTCAGCTTGATATTTAGTCATTTCTTCATTGAACTTATTCATCTGATTATCCATCGAGGTTTTAAGTTCAGTGATTTGTGTGCCAATTTTATCTAATTCAGCATTTGCAAGCTCAACATCTTCATTAGTCTCAATTTGCGTAACTGCATTGCTAAATGATATCGCTTGAGTAGGCATTGCATAAGTCGGAGGTGTTGCTTCTGTTGTACTTACTAAAATATTTGTAAAATCTGGATTGTTTGGTGTAATAGGTAGCGTTGTTGTAATCGCTAGGTCTGAAAGGCTGATTGGTTCAAGCACTAGAGTTGGAGCATTTTCAGATGTAGATAAATCTACAATAGAAGGTATTGGAACTAGAGATAAAGATTCTTCTGCATAAGAAGGGGCTTCTATATCATCTAATGTTCTTCTCAAATTGTCTAATTGATACAATCTGCCTTTGACAGCAGTCCCCATAATAACCAAATGTTTAACATCGTCAGGAACACCTGTAACATCGGTATCGTCATGTTTTATATCTGGATAATTAACTACGACAACTGATCCACCGACTGGTTCAACATAAACTTTTCCACTTTCTCTCCAAAATACTGGATTATTAGTAGTTGCATGGTAGATTGAATCAGAATCAGTTGCTCTTGCTTTATCGGCAGAATTAATCTCTATTGCTTTATACCCTTGCCTGTGAGCGTATAAAAATTTTGCAGTACTTACAGCAACACCATCACTATCTGCTATAGATATAGTATCGCTATTTGCGTACCCTGTGCCTCCTGATTCGACATCCAAAGCAATAACAGCACTACCATTTGAAAAAGCTCTAATTTTACCACCAGAACCATTTGCAGAATTAATTGTAACAGTAGGGTCAGAAGTGTAGTTACTTCCACCTTGTGTTAAGGTTACACCAGTAATAACGCCTTCTGTTAGGCTAATTGTTCCTGCTGCTCCTGTACCTGTATTACTGTCTTGTAAAGTAGTGCTAACCTGCCAAAGCATTTCGCTTGGCAACACATTAATTACTTCGCGTGCAATGTCTGTTGCCCACTGGTCGATAGCAGTTGCGTTGTTATCGGGTATCTCACCGATTAAATCTTCTACTTTGGTTTCTACGGATTGGCTCATGTCTATCCTTAAAGAAAGGCGGGGCTAATGCCCCGCCGTTTCTACGTTATTTACAGATCGGTAAATGTGATAATACCGTGAGTTTCAGGAAGTGAAATCTCAAGTCCTGCCTCCGTCATGATCATATCCTTTCTTCCGTCAATATCGTTTGCTTGAATATTAGTCATGATGTGGGTGTCACGATTTTTTCCGTTACCAACCAATGGACGATAAGCAACATTCTTAAGGTCAATTAGCGCCATTTTGCCGCTATTTGATCCTCTGAATAATGGCTCTTGAACAACGTGCAGATTACCAAAAACAGTGTTGATTTTAGTAACTGTGTGTCCAAATGATCCAGGAACAGCGTTTATGTCTAGCTGGTAAGAGCTAGCTCCGCCAGTATTGTCCCAAAATGAATCAGATCCTAACTTATTCATCCATGCAATTACAGGACGAGATGCCAAGCAAAGCTTGTCACCGCTATTGCCTTTTTCGGGTGCGAAAAAGTCTTCCATGTAATCAATGAAAGTGTCATAAGTAGAGGAAGCAGCTGTAAAGTCAGCTGTTTTTCCACCATTAGCTGCAATGTAAGGTAAAACACCGTGAGTCATACGCTTAGGTGCTGATGCAGTTGCATCATCAGACATTCCAACACCAAAAAGCATTGCATGCTCAATATCCATTTTATGTTCCATGAGCTTTTCACGCCATACGCGTCTATACTCATCATTTACACCGCGATATTCAGTTGAAAGAGATGTTCCACTAAAAAGGTCAATAGCAGTTTTAAATATCTGCGTGTAACCTTCTCTGTCAGACATGGTATCTCTCCAACCGCCTGGAGCGCCTGAACCTTCAGCAAATGCTGTGCCAATTACTTGACCTTTGGCATTGTCTGCAATTGCAATGTTAGCAGGATAACCTGATGCAGCAGTGCTTCCATTTACAGAATGTACAGTACATGCTAAAGTAGCTTTAGCAGCTGCTTTAGTTACGTTTGTAACTCTTAATACAACATCAACCACTGCTCCGCCTGTTTGCGTAGCTGGAACAGAAACTAATTGTCCAGCGTCTGCCACAAAAAAGTCAGGGCATGTTGGTGTAGTTAGAGTTTGACCATCTGAATCGTAAGCAACGTCAACAAGCATGTTAAAACTTGCTGTTGCTGCTGGATCTGGATCAAAATTACCAATCGCAGTTTCGACATCGAAATTGCGTCTTTGCCATTGATGACGCTGTTCTAAAAATTTAAAAACAGGGTCGTTAGTTGGTTTCTTTGCTACTTTTGAAAGATATACAAAGAAAGGGGATTGTTCTGGTGCAAGTTCTGCAACTCTTTCGCCGAAGTTGTATAATCGACGATTGTTGTCAATACTAACTCCTGTAGGAGTAGAACCCGCTATTGAATATGTAGACATTTATATTGTCTCCTTTACCAAGGGTTTTGTTTTTTATAATCGCTGATCATAGCATCCATCACGGTGTCATTGACGCCTCTATCAGCTCCTTTATCTCCTCCTGGTGTAACGGAAACGGGTTGCGGCATAGATAACTTTTCACGTTGTCTTTTCATGGCTTCAGCGGTAGGGTCAGTTACAGGCTCTTTAGGGGCTTGTGTTTGAGTACCTATTTGTTGCTGATTTTTCCACAAAGTTACAAGGTTATCTACAGATACGCTCTCTGGTGATGACATGTAGTTAATAAAACGGTCTACTTCCTCTGGCTCCATTTTATGTTTAGCTACCAAGTCATTTTTCAATTGAGCTTGCTGCTGTTGTTGCTGCAGTTGTTGTTTTTCTAAAGCAATTTCTTGTTTGAGTTGTTTATTCTCTGCGCGAGAATAGTCAATCATACTATCACGATATGCTTCCATTGATTCCCGATACGTAAAGGATTCAGAACTAGGATCTGAGTATGCATCAATAGCATCGTAACTACTTGGCTTGGTAGGTTTTTCAGGTATCTTCAATGAAGGCTCTTGATTTCCATTGCTGGGTTGACCAGAAGCTTGTCCATTGGAAAGAGACGCTTCGACATTATCTAATACGTTTGGGTTTGATTTGATAAAACGTGCAATGGGTGCTATATCTTGAAGGTCAGCATACCTCGTTTGCAATTCGTCTACCGATTCTACGCCAAAATTACTTAGAACTTCGCCGAGTTCCTTTGACCGTTTATCCGCCTGACTTTGCCAGTATTGATACTGGTTTTGATCGTCTTTAGACACATCTTCTTGACGTGTCTCTTCATTTGTTGATTGACTTTCAAGGTTAACAGGGTTTTCTGTTTCTATCGGGTCGTTTTGAAGAAGTTCTGCAAAAGGGTCTACATCCTTGTCACTTAACAGATCATCTGGCTGGGCCATAAATGGATCTTGTTCTTGAGGCGCTGCCTCGACAGGTTGTTGCTCTTCTACTGCAGGGACTTCTTGGTTTATTTGCTCTTCGCTCATTCGCGATCTCCTTTTTCAGGTTTAACCGACTCTTTTTGCATAGCAAGTGCGTCTGATAGTCTAGAGTTGTACAAGCTTGTTGCAGCCTGTGCTTTACTAGCCTGGTCAGACAAATCTGATTTAAACTTTTCGACCTCTAAACGTTTTCTAGCGCCTACCGATTCACGGTCTGCTGTCTGGAGATCTCCTTTTAAGTTCTTAATTTCTTCTTCTTGCTGGGCTACCTGTTGCTGTAGCATCTTAATTGTGTTCATTCGTTCTAAAACGCCTTCAATATCTACAACTTCGGTTTTCTTTAGTGTTTCTACTTGATCTATAAGCCCTTGTTGATACATTTGCATGTAAAATTCGAATTGTGCCCATCTATTAGATGGCAAGGTTGAACCCGTTACAACGACAACGTCGTAAGCACCTGTAGTTACATCATTAATTTTTCCTGTTAAATCTTCGCCGTTATAGTTAAGCTTCGATTCTTTGACCAGTCCTGAAGGCTGAACAAGCCTGATTATTTTTTCTTCAGTATATATTTGCTGCATTAGTGGTATGGTGACTTTTGCCAACTGATTCAGGACTGATTCAAGATCGTCTTGTCGAGATTTAATTCTTCTTTGCCCGTATTCATCTATCGCTATTGTTCCACGATAAGTAGATGGAGCTCCTTGCCCACCACCTTGCATTAACTCAAAAATACCAAATCCGTATTCAAGGTCATGCTTTGCATCTGCTTCATTCTTATAAAGCTCGTTTGGTAGTGGTATTGGCCCTGCCACAACAGGTGCACCTAGTTCACCATCAAACTCTATGACAGCAGTACCAGCTCTACCCCATTCTTGCTCAATCTCTTTTTTATTAACAGCGCCGCGCGGTATTAATAATTTGACATTGGTACTAGTAGATGCATGGGCAATAATTAAACTTCTAATTTTGTTGATATACTCTTGCAACGGCTTATAGATACGTACATCGCTTTCTGGGAAAGGATTTCGATTATGTACGTTCATCATTGGCACGATTGGGTAGTCTTCAACAGGTAGAATCCTTGTGTATAGTAAGACACTTCCAACCGATACAACCATTTGGACTCTATTACGAACAATCTTGTTCGACATAATAATATCTTTATCAATAAGCTGTTGTTTAGGAATAATTCCTATTTCAACTGTGCTATTAGGAATAACGTTAGGGTCTTGGTGTTCCATTCCTGGCATCATAACAGGCTGACCTGTTTGTGGATCCATCATCATATGGAAATAACCGTTACCAGCTTCGTTTATAGCAACATACTCTTCTACTTCGTTCAAATCTGTTACGTACGAAGTTTCGCCTTGCATAGGCATTAATTCTATAGCAGGTTCATTTCTGTAGGTCTGATATTCTTCATTCGTATACAATGCTTGGTATTTAGTCGTTGTGTCGTAAATCTTGTAGACATCCTGCTTAATTCTACTATAGCGTTCTATGTATTCGCGCTTAACATGGTGGCTATTGTCCTGGTCTTCTAATTCTCCAGCCATAACTTGACCATCCATGCGCTCTAACCCTGTTTTAGGGTATCGTACATAGTCAGACACTTCTGCGTCACTAATTTTTCTTTTATATTCAGGCCATTGCTTAAAAGCTTCCTCGTCTGTCATTAAACGCGCAATTATGATCGATGCTGCATCACGACAAAAAGGATCACGAGAATTTGGGTCTATATAAACATCTAGTGGGTATAGAGACTTAACGAGTACTTCACCATTACCCATATCAGCATTTGGGTCTTGATAGACCTGTAAACAGCCCATACCACCTACATAGTAATCATCAATCATCCGTTTTATTTCTACATCGGCAGCGCTTATATCAAATATCCATTGGAACAAGTCTGAAAAGACTGCTGCGACCTTACGGTCGCTATCTTCTCTAGCGGTTGCCCTAAACTCAGGCTTACGCGATGTTAACATTGCTTTAGCCGTCTCAACAGCAGGGTGAATACGATTAACTACGATAGGCGTTTGCCCACGTTTCTTTAATTCGTTTACCTGATTATTTGTCCATTGGATCCCATTACGAAACTCTTCTGCCTTTCTAAAGTTGACAGCCCATTCGTTTCGCATGTTCATGTAATGCTCTAATAATTCTAGAGATTTCGCTACTTCTGGGTGAATAGTTTTGCCTTCAGGTGCTTGAGGATGCTCGTATCCTAGAGCTTCCTTCATTTTACCTGCCATCAATACGGATTGTTTTTTCTTATTACTACTCTGAGGCATATAATTGACATTTTAACGCTAAACTTGACATAATAGTTCCACTAACTTTACATTATAGGGTAAAAAATTTTACAACACTGCCCAATCAAATTGCTGTAAGGGTTGTTGGGTTTCTTTTTTATCTACTTCATCTATTTTCTTAGCATAAGGTTTATATAGATTCAGCATTGCATAATACAGACCATCCAAAAGGTCATCATGTTTACCACGCGGGTACATCAAAAGCTCTGCACGTAGCTCTTCCATGTTGTTCTTTAGATAAACCTTCTTATTATAGAAATAAGGTTCCATTGTCTCTAATCTGACCGATTTAGATGTTCTAGGGCTAATTTTTTTCTCAAGACCTACAATATAGCGATCTTGATTGCGAAGATAGTCACGAAGCATCTCCTGATAACCAACACTTTCAATATGAGTACGTTTTGGGTTGTATTTCTTATGTTGGTCTAAAATAGATTTAGCAAGAGCCATTGGTTTGGCATGATGCCTGTAGTATGGCAAAACATATCGATTGTTATCAGCATCTACTGCTATTGACACAATCGTTGAATAGTCAGCCGTTTGCTTTGTAGAAGAAGCAGGGTCAACTCCCATAAACACATAAACAGGTATCTTGAGAGGTTCTTTAAATTTTACGCCATTTTTTTCTGTAATGCTTAAAAGGTGATATTCTTCATCTCCATCCTCTAAATGACCATCCCACCATTGTATGTACTCTTCTTTAAACAACTGGTCTTCATCACCTACAACCTGGCATTGATACTCTCGATAAAATACCGAAAGACGATTAATGGAGTCCAATTCTTCTTTCTTGCCATTTAAGGCTTTAACACTCCATTGCTCTGGCCATAGTGCTTTTTTACCATCATCACTAAGAGCTTGGTATCTAAACGTCTTCCATCCTTTCATACCACCTAGAACTTCAATCATACACGTTTCGTGCTGCGGTGTCCCAATAACAACAATACGACCTCTCTTCGCGTCAAGCGATGGTTCACAACCTTGCAGGAGCCATCGTAGATTATACTCCATGGCTTCTTTGGTCTTTGTGTTGTTCTCGTCTTCTGGATCGTCTAAGATGAATAACGTAGGCCTTTGGTTGCCGTGTTTTAATCCACGTACCTGTTGCCCAGTACCTTTACAGACAATAATCGTATTATCTTTTAATACAACCCTGTCCTTAGTCCATACCTTCGCTGAATGCTGTCCGTAGTATCCAAAGATAGAACGTAGCTCCATTGAGTAGTCTAGAACGTCTTTTATAGACTGCAGAAGGTCAATGGCGTGACCCTGCGTCTTACTGCACAATACTATGAATTTTGGGCCATCATCAAAAAAGATATGATGCAAAGGAAAAACGCACGCACCGATAGAGCTCTTTGCATGTCCTCGTGGTGCAATGATGTTTAATTTCCTAACGCCGCTATCTAAAAAAGATGCGGTCATATCTTTGTGAAACTGTGGTGAAGGAACTGTAAACATATTTGGCATAGTAATCTTGCCAAATAAGAGCATGTCTTGCGACATGCTATCTGCTATTCTTGCTTGCGCTCCTTGCTTCGAACCATGTCTCGCCATCTAAAAACCTAATGGTACCAATTTCGGTAACAATATCCATTTTGGTCTTGTTGTACGACATAATATCGACTCGTCCAAAATTTTTGTCTTTAAATACTGCGTGATGATGTTCACTTTCACAATAGGATGTGTCTTGATCCTTGTCAAATGTTTTTCTCATCCTTAATTGTAATAAAAAAATAACTAATCATTAAGAAGTTTTTTGCTAGCAAGCTTTTTTGGTTCAGGTTCTAACATCATAGCGCTCTCAATACGCTCTAATGTGCTGATTTCAGCATCGAACGTATCCTTTTTCTCTTCTTTAGCATCCATTTTAAGGATCTTAACAAAATTCTCCGCTGCTCTAAGCATATTAGAAGGATCATTCTTTACTTTTGCGACATCATGGGCATCTTTTATCATATCAATGACAGATCCTTCGTTAATACCCTTGTCTTCAAATACTTTTTTTAATTCTACGTCAATCATTTCTTTCACATACTCTTTTTTAAGCAATAATCGTGCTTTAATGTCATAATTCTTCTCTTCACCAAAGACTTTACCCAGTACGGTGTAGTCAATACTCCCATTAAGTAGCTGCTGAACATATACTTTGACAAATTGCTTGTATTTCTTTTTGCCTTTAAAGGTTTGCCAGGCTGGTTTTGGGGTAATACTGCTATAACTGCCTGTTTCACGTCTCGGTTCGTACTCACAGGTACCTTTATTAGATTCTTTATAGTAAAAAAATTGTCCAAAGCCAAAAACAACGTTTATCTTCTTCTGATATTGTCGTTTATTTGTGCATTCTCCGACCCATCCGTCGTCTGTGAGTCCCCATTGCCCTGGTTCCACGGACTTCCAATCGACGAACTGTATGTTCCGCTCTTCGGCTTCTCCTCTAGTGTAGACTGTGTATTCTCGTTCTGTGTATCGTCTTCGCTCACCCTTTTTGTTTCCGCTTTTTAGATGCTTTCTTCTTATTACGTCCACTAGACTTCTTCGTAGTCTTCGGGTATTTCATATGGTTTCTCCAATGTAGTTAGGTCTTTAAAAAATTTATCGTCGTTATAGTCTGTACCACTGCCAATAACACTCATAGTGTGGTAACTGAGATGCGGGGCCAACTGAGCACTTGAACTTGTAGACACATTTGGAGGTAAGGATGATGAGAGTTCCTGGCTGTTAGCTGACCCCGATTGAGAGAGAGTAGGCATTCTGTCTACTCTATTAGAGAAATATTCTATTATCTTACTAACTATAGTACACACTACTTATCTTTCTACTTAGTACTGTAGTAAAACACCTTAGTGTTTTACTATTAGTGTAGTACTTACTACTAAGTACTACTATACTAGTACTATTAATCACGTCTACCACTTTCTGGGAATAGTAATGGATCATTTATTCTTCTAGGTGATTTAATCCATTTCTTATATGCTTTAATCGTGTTCATGGCTTTCTTACGTTGACTATTAGTTAGTTTCTTTCGTTTATTTTTACTTACTGGCATGGTATATAACAATACTTGTCAAGTTTATAACAGTACCTATTGATAGCATTATAGCAATGATCCATAAGGGTATTAGTAGACTGCTACTCTTCTTAGATTCTACGTAAACAGGTTTTATATTGTTCCAGTTGCTTGTTTTGTTACTTGGCATAACTTTACCTTAGTGTAAAGTTTAGATAATTGTTTAGGGTATCATCAAGAACAATTTTTAAAAATTTTATATAGAATGTGCGTACATGATATATACGTCATCCACCCCGCCCTAGTACTTCGTACTATGGGTCAATTTTCGTTGAAAATTGCCATTCTCTTCGTTCTGGCTACCCTCGGTAGCCTCCATAGTACATCATACTAGAACGCCCCAGTCTGTACAGTACTAATTAATTTAACTTAACTTAACTAAGGAGTCCATTATGGATAATTTTACACCAAATCAAGCATTTTCAATATCATTGTCAAAAAAGAGCTCAAGTGGCAAGTGGGATAACGTGCCAATGAATAAGCTTAATAAAGCAGACAATGCTTCAATCTTTGTTGATTTAGATGATCAAGAACAGATTGCAGAGGCTGGTAGACGTTTAGATGCATTACGAGCTCATTGTAAGCAAGATGACGCTTTGAAAACATTCAAAGGTTCTTTAAGAGCAACTAAAGTTAGCACCAAAAATGGTGAGATGACTAGAGTTCAGCTTAATCGCAGACCAAGTATGTCCTTCCAACTCGAAGATCTGATTGGAACTGCTGTAGATTCAGCTAGCATCTAAACTGTTGCATTCTAAGTGAGTGTCCTGTAAAGGGCACTTATTTAGAAGTTTATCATACCCACCTATTATACCCTCAAACACTAATATAATTAATCACGTCAGCTAAGACGTGTCAACGTTGAATTCCAGTAGAAACAACTGTGTTGCACACCTAAAGCAAGACAGGATAACTAGCGTGGCATATAAAAGTGTCGAGCTGTGGCACTACGAGATGTTATCAGTTTCTATTGGAATCAAAAAAGGGAGGGCCAAGGGAGGGTAAAAGTCAGTGTTTCAAGATAATAGCCGTTAATGTAAACACAAGTAGAGTTGCTATTCGCTCTACCTCTGTGATCAAAATGAAGTTAACGGCTCATATTTATTCTTTTTATTAACCAAACCTGGAGAGTTACATGAAAAACTACACCTTCCACGCAATCCTATTTATACTATATAACACAACTAAGTACACTGCTATCGTAGTCGGTGGTGCAACTCTAGTTTACGTGTTATTCGGCAATGCATAGAAATGTATTTGCTGATTGCCCTTACTATCATAAAACGGAGTTTGTGAATTACTTCACTAGTTATAAAGGCTGGAGTAAATCTAAGGCCAACAAGCTCCGAGTAGGTCAATTAAGAGCCATATGGTTAGAACAGCACATTAAAGCCAATTGTTTTTGTCCAGACTACGAGGTAGACGAAAACGGCCAAGGATTTAAAATCCTCTGTTCATACTGTTCTTAACCTTATAAATCTGCGTTCGATAAGCACGTAGCGCGCAACGAGATGTCGACCTTAATGCCAAAACATAAAGCTTATCATTCTTAAATGTGGGGTGATTCAATTATATGCTCTGTTACGTGAAATATTACAGGTAGCGAGTCACCCTACACCTCAAAAGATTTTATTAACCAACAAATGGAGTCTGATATGTCAGAACCTATAGTAAAACCTAAAGTAAACACTAGAACAATATCAAGTACTACTCGTTTGGCTAGTTACATTGATCAACAAGGCGTGGTTCAATCCGTCTCTGTACGATTAAGAACATCCAATCGTGGTACTGTAGTTGCAGCATGCAACAAAGCCCTGAAATTAATATGAACAAGAAGATATTTCAGGTTGTTCGTAAGCAAAAGAATCTAACGCAATTGGTCGGTGAGTATGAAAATATTCACCGTGCCAAATTCATTATGCATAAAGCATCATTACATAATAATAGATGCAAATATGTAATCAACGTAAAACCAGCATAATAGGAGATCTCAATTATGGCTATGAATGTATACATATGTGAAGACGATGCTAATCATTCAGCTTACACTACTGAATCCACTACTGTCGGTCAATTAAAAAATGAACGTGGTATGGGTGAAGAAGTGACTGTTTCAATAGACGGCCGTGTAGTCGGCAATGAAACTGCACTACAAGCTAATGATGCTATAGCATTTGTTACCGCTCGTAAAACTGGTGGTAATTAAGGGAATACCTTCCCTGTTTAATATAAGCACGAAGCGTCCCTTGCGGGACGCGGAGTGCTGTAGAGGGAATACATAGGGAATACATAGGGAATATATTCCCTAGCTTAAATTGAGAGAAAGGAACACTATGGCGATTAATTATTTACATGATTTTGGTCACAAAGTAAAAGATGCCTTTAGAAAGTTTGAGGGTTTAGCTACTGCTCTACAAATAGAAAATGTAGCAGAATACCGTAAATCAGAACCATATCAAAATGCAATTATAGATCTACGTAAAAAACTACATACTACGAGATTTGTAAGTATTAACAGTATGGTTGATTTTGTGTCAGAACACATAACCGATGATATCTTAAGACTGTACTCGCTTGAAAAAGGACTCAAACTGGTTGAAGAACTTGATATAAATAGAGACCTAATTAAAACTATTATGAACAAGTTTGATAAAAACTTAAGAAATAGCTTTGATCAAGAGATCTTAAATCAATACGATATTACTATAAAAGTGAATCGTTCAGGTGAATGGGTTGGAGACAAAGACCCTTTTGAAGATATACGAAAAGTAAACTATAGAACCGATAATTATTACTCAACTAAAAACCCTATTTGGACTATAACTGTATCATTTCCAGTAACAGCAATGCAGGTAATAATAGATTCCCAGAATTCATGTTTAATTCCTTGGGAATTAATTAATACTGACACTAGAGAAATTAGTATTGGAATACATCTTCACACCTATGATATGATTCAAGACTTTATTGACAATGCAGATAAAATAAAAGAATGGTCAAAAAAGCCTGAATTGTTTGCTAAAAGAATATTTGAAAGATCAAATGATGCTATTAGTACTAGATACAGAATAGCAAACTACTGGAGTGGCATGCACCCTTATAAATCTGGTCAAAACTGGTGTTATGGCACAATGGAGCCTTTAATGAATAGATCGTATAGAAAAGGTGATTTTCAAGCATTAGCTATTCATTTAAAGAACTGGTTTACTACATATGATCTGCAAAATGCCCGTCCTTATGAACATATAGAATCATTTTACCATTGGTTGCCCAGTACCATTGAAAATGCACATTTAATGCCTCATACTGAACAACAAGCATCTAATTGTTGGAGTAGTATTGATAATACAAAAAAACATCAAATATGTCGCTCAAGAAAATGTGCTTTTATTGAAACTTGTGTAATGTATCAAAACCACGAAGAGACAACAGCGCAGCGCAATACATCTGTAATAGGTAGCATGTTTGAATATGCTAGAGATTCTTGGTCGGAGTATTTATCTACTTATTTACCATTAAATGCTGGAACTAAACAAGAAATACATAGAGAGTTCGTACATATAAGCAATTGGTTAGAAGATTCAGATTACGTTGATACATGGCATGACGGAGCTAGTTTTTCTGATATGTCAGAAATAGTTGGAAATGAAATTGGATTTAGAGAATACAGAACTACTAACAATGCTGCTCGAACCTTTATTGATCAGTTTCATAACGTTGAACTTTATGCAATATCTAATCAGTTACGGAATGTAATAACAGAAACAGATTACTTAATTGCAACAAACGCAATACCTGAAAACGAGGAAACAACATAATGCATAATACTTTTTACATAAAAGAAGATGCCTGGAATAAAATTCTAGGATACGCACGAACATGCTACGATATAATGAAAATGGAAATTGGTGGCATGGCTGTTATAATAAAAGATGACGAAGATAAATGGATCATAACAGATCCTGCTATCTTAAAACAAGAAGTAAGCAGCGTAGTCTGCCATCTGGATAAAGAAGAGCTTGCCAAGTGGTATTCAGAGATGGCTACAAAATACAAAGACTACATTGATGGTAAATTAAAATACTTATGGTGGCATTCACATCATGACATGACAGCTATTATGAGTGGAACTGATTGGGGAACGATACGAGAATCGGACGCATCAGTTTCATTGGTAGTTAATAACAATGGTGAGCACCAACTTATTTACAGAGGAGGTGATCCATCAGTTGAAGTTGAATGTGAGCTTATCCGTATAAATACCTATCAAGAAGGTACTTCTCTTAAAGAAGAAATAGAAAAGTTAGTTACAAGAGAACAAATTGTTCATACAAAAACTAGCTTTAAATCATTGCGTAATGAGCTCAGTAATTATCGTCAACAAACACTTTTAGATGAATCTTTATTTGATAGTGCTGAAATAAAAGCATACAATAAAGCATATGAAGTAGTTGATGAAACTGAACTAGTAGCTGATGATATATTCAAAACAGAGCTAGAAATAGATCAGATGATAGACTCAAAAGAACCTTACGATAAACTCCATGCATTCTTATTAGCTAAGAACAAAATATATGGAAAATCTTTTGACATACCATCTAAAAAAGACTACGAATCAGGTAAGATTCAAACGTCTAACGATCTAGCGTGCCATGATTTATACGATATGGAGGCTTACAGTGTCTCGTAGCATATGGGACGCTCGAAGACATATGGAAGAAAATCGAATCAATCTAACAACGCGTAATAGCGCTTTATTTGATATGAAAAATACTGTTGTTCATATTATTGGATGTGGAGCTATCGGATCGTTCACTGCAAGCGCATTAGCACGAATGAACGTAGTTAACTTTCAATTGTATGACATGGATAAAGTTGGCCCTGAAAATATAGGTGTACAAGATTTTACTATTTATCAGTTAAATGATAGAAAAGTTGATGCTGTACGTCAAAATATATTATCAATAAACCCAATGATTGATACTAGGATGTTTCCTCATGAGATCACGGAAGAAAGTCCATTTATTCGTTCTTCATCTTATAGTGATGGTAGATGGGACATTATTGTGTTAGCCTTAGACTCTATGGAGATTCGTAAAATAGTGACCTCTAAGATAGGAAATAGCGCTAATACATGTGTGTTTGATGCTAGGATGGGCAGTGAGACCATGCAGCTATATAAATTCATAGCTACAGAAGGTTGGCGAGAAGAGTATTTAAAGACCTGGTATTCGGATGAAGAAGGTGATCCTGAGCCTTGTGCTGCTAGATCAACTTCTTATTGCAGTACGTTTGCTGGTAGTATCATTGCTTCTGAAATTAAAAAACACGTCACTTCTGGAATATCTGCACATGAGATAGTATTTAATTTTCCAAATCTAATGCTAGACTCTCAAACAGATTATTCTAGTTTAAATAGCTAAATTATTAGGGATATATATTTATATATATATCCCTAATACTATCTAATCTATATCTTTGTAATCATCTACAGCTTCCATTAAAGCTACACTGTAAATAGGATTATCCGATGTAACCCCACCGAAATTAGAAGCATTAATTTTCATCTTACAGTATTTTCCATTTTTTTTAAGGACTCTATGTATATGATCTGCTTCTCCGCTAGTTATTTCTTTTATAGCTCTTTTGTGTTCATCTGGGTGTATGAACTCTAAAATAGTTTTTCCCACCAGTTCATCTTGCAAATACCCTAAACCTTTATAAAAAGTTTTATTAACATTTTTAATAATTCCATCTTGAGAAACACTCATAGGCTGGGATGATTCATAAAATATCTTATCCCAACTTTTTTGAATATTATCCAAACTTTGAGATATGTTTTTAAAATCAATTTCTTTCGTTGCTTGAATACAAAACTCATCAATCTGATTTTCGCTTGCTATAGGTTCTTGGTTTCTTGAGTTTAATTTCTGCTCCATTAAATCTAGTTTTTCTTGAAGCATATCAATAGTCATGTTTTGATTATTGATTATTTTTTCTGCTTGTATAGACAATACTTCACCTTCTCTTTCATCTACGGTGTTCGTCAGTTCCAACTGTTCTGAGTCGAATTTTACATTGTTTCCAACAATAACGATCTCTTTTTTTGCTATTTGAGCTACTTGGTACACATTTTTTTTGCGAATTTTAACATCTTTGTTAAGCCAATCATAAACAGTCTGCCTACTAACGTTAAGGTTGTAAGCCCAATCCTGAATACTCTCTTTACTATTCAGAATAATTTCTCGTACAAATTTTAAACCGTTTTTTTCAACTAATGTCATTAATTAACCTCCACTTTAATCAAGTCTAACTTGAAATTCTATACAAAAACTGACAACATCAAGAAAAAAATTGTAAAGTTATGTTGCTTTATTAGTAAAGTTATACATACTTTTCAAAGTTTCACGTAAACAATAACGCATGATACAGCGTTTAAAAATAAGGAAAATATATGAGTTTATTGACAGAAAAAAGGCGTGCTATGCGGGTAGATCCAAAGGTTCTAGTTTTGTATGGCGCTCCAAAAGTGGGAAAAACTACTGTTTTAGCCCAACTTGACAATTGCATGATACTTGACACCGAACAAGGTGCTGATTATCTAGAAGGTCACATTAAAAATATTAACTCTATGCAAGACTTAATTGCATTTGCAGCAGAGTTAAAAGAAACACCAGATCACGGAATTAAATACCTCGCGATAGACACAATCGATAAAATTGAAGATTGGACAGTCGAAGCGTTGTGTAAAGAGCATGGAACTGAGCATATCGGACAGATAGAAAGCTTCGGTGCTGGTTACGCATACTTACGTGATAATATGGTAAAAACCATTGATGTACTAAAATCATTAGTACCTCATTTAATACTTATCGGGCATCGCAAACTTGCAGGCGTTCAAAGTAAAGACGGAATTGACGTAGTCACACCTGAATGCTTAGATCTTATTGGTAAGGTAAAGAAGGCTGTATGTAACAACGCAGATGCTATTGGGTACATGCTCAGAGATCCTGAATCAGACGAGCTTATTGTATCATTTAAAAGCGGGCAAGCTTTAGAAGCTGGAACCCGTTGTGAACACCTAAAGGGTCAATCAGTAGAATTTGATTGGTCTAAAATCTATATAGAAAAAGGAGTACAAGCATGAATTTAAGTTTAGGTAATTCATCAAGTAATGGCGCGTCTGAAGGCTATTGTGGCCATGGCGTGTATGTAGACGACGCTAAAATAGTTGGCGTAACTGATGTAACGAATGACGAGAAAGAAAATCGTTTTAATCAGGACATCAATATTAAGCTCGAACTTGAAATCCAAAAGAACGGATGGACTAAGATTGTTTCTGTTGGTGGAAACTATCAACGTGATTCTCAGACTGGTGAGATTACAGGTTGGGGTGGTGCGTTTAAAACAAAAGATCTTTATGAAGCATGTGGTCTTGAAGATAGTGACATGGATATGCAGACTACTTCAAAAAAAGTTGAAGGATTCAGCAAACCTGTTGAAAACATGGCTCCATCCGATGACATGATTTTAAAGTTGGTAGGTCAATCAGTACTAGCTCTTACTTATACTAAAAAAGACGGTGGTTACTCTACCTGGAACAGTATCGGTTCACCTACTAGAGATAAAGAAGCATTTGCATCTTATTTTAAAAAGAACCACCAAAAAAGCGGTTATCCTTCAAATTATGAGTTTAAAGATGGTAATTCTGGCCCTAGTCCGTCAGCTAACATTGTAGAAGCGGTCAATTCTGCATCACCAACTTCACTCTAATGGCTGGTAAAGCCGTTACACTAGAAAAAGCTCTAAGCGATTACCTGCGTTACCGTCTATCGGTTAACGCAGCGTATATCGCAAGCCATGAAATGGAAAACGCTCGTGATTGGATATTGACCAATAAAAGAAAACAATACACGATTGATACTATTTCAAGAGCTTGGAGATCTTTGCGCGAATCTGGCAAAGTAAGAGCGCGCGAAGAAAGAGTACCTGGTTCACGAGAAATGACATGGAAGATCATTGAAGTGGGTACAAACTCACCACATCGATTAAGATTGGGTTAATATGATTAATGATCCTCGTTATATAGAAGTAGCCGTTGGCTCAACTGTAAACAGGAATCAAGCTATAAAAGTTGAAGACCTATTAAAATATGTCAATGGACAAGAGCTTTATCGTTCATACTATACTTTTAACGCAGACTTTCCAAAGCACTTAGAAACATTCAAAACTGTCAAATCCTTCAAAGGAAAATGCTATCTAGATAGAATAATACTAGATATAGACAAAGGCGACAATTCTGATGAATATGTTTTAGAAAGAACGCAGCAAAGTATCCGAAATATGATTGATGGACTCGAAATTCCAGAAGACTATATTGAACCCTGGTTTTCAGGTAGTGGATACCATATCCATTTACCTCCTATCTTTAGATTTGAAGCATCTAAAGACCTTCCTAATATTGTAAGAGAAACCTTAACACGGTATTTCCCTGAAGCTGACACTAGTATTTATGACAGAACGCGATTAATTCGTGTTGGCTGGACTAAAAACAACAAGACTGGACTATATAAAACTCCATTCACAGTACGTGAGATAATGGGTTTTAGTTGGTCTAAGATCCACGAGGAATCAAAAAAGCCTTTTAGGCAGATAGAACGACCAACAGATTTAGAGATTGTCTCTATGTTTGATCCCGTTATTCCAGCCAAATCTCTTAACAGAGATTATGGCTCTGCTAATACGCAGCAAGTGGAAGTCAGCTCAATTGCACCATGTGTTCAAAAGATGTATAACGAAGGCCCACAAAAAGGTCAACGTCATGTAAATATGTTACGCATGGTCAGCTATTACCGAAGACACGGCTTACCAGAACATGCAGTTCATTCTGTTATTGATGGATGGGCGCCAGACATGCAAAAGAAAGAGCGTGACAATATAATAAAGTCATGCTATGCAGGTGGATATAGATATGGATGCCAAGATAAGATCATGGATAAATACTGTGACCCTAAATGCATCTATTATCCATCTAAAGTCAAAGGTAATGATCCATTAGTCGCATTGATGTCAGCAGAAGACATAGAGAAAAGATACGTCCAGCGTGTTCGTAAGAACATGCGTGAAGACGGATTCAATCTAAAGGATATCTACCCTTCTGTAAAATCAGACTATTGGTTTATGCCTGGCGAATTGAACATCCTAATGGGTGATACAGGTCTTGGTAAAACCGCACTAATGCAAAACATAATCTTACGAGCAAAACTACCAACCATTTGGTTGTCGTTAGAGGTTACTGAGTATCTAATGTTTAGACGTTTTCAACAAATCGACAAATCAAAGACTGAACGAGAAGTTGAAGAGCACTACATGAAAGAAGATAACTCATGGAGTCAGGATGTGAATTTTATTCATACCCTAACTATGCCACCTACGATAGAATCAATAAAGCATCTGGTAGCTGAAGAACAACCTAAAATTCTTGTAGTTGATACTATAGAAGACATTCCATCTAATTCCTATATAACGGACAGTATGGTAAAAATCGATGGTATTATTAGAGGAATGCGGCAGATCTTAGCCAATCAGAACATTATTATAATCGGCATTGCTCACATTACAAAATCAGGAAGCAGGGACGGAAGACTTGATGTCCATGCAGCAAAACACTCTTCATCAATAGCACAAAAAGCCGACAAGGTTATGGGCATTGAAGGAGATAGAGATAATCAATTAAGGACGTTTAGATCCTTAAAGACAAGAGACGCAACTAATTTTGAAACTACGCTGGAATTCAACCCAATGTATTTTCAATTTAATGAAATCAATAGAGAAATATGAGCTTTTTTAAAATAACACAATACACCCAAGATAATGTCTCAGGAATCCGTTTAGGGTTCCTGTGGATATTCTCATTCACAATAACCCATAACGAAAATAATGGAAAGCACCTATCGCTTGGACTTGGAGCGTCTCCATTAGAGTTTTCATTACAACTTAGTCTATGGAGGCTAGTATGAGCGAAGTAAAAACAGTTTCTTTTAGTGAAGAAGAATCTATCTTTATTAAACAGTCACTACAAGACCATCTAACTAATCTAAAAATAAACAATGGACGCAAGGAAAGCGTACAAAAACTACAGCAAGTAATTGAAAAGCTTCCAAAGGATCAGGTCAATGGCTAGTAAATCAAAAGCAAAAGGAACAAGGTTCGAAAATGAAATTGTTAAAGTCTTTATTGAAAATGGCTTTCAGGCTGTTAGAGCTTGGGGCAGTAACGGTAAGTCACTGGGTTTTGAAGAGGATGTTGACATCGTCGTTAAAAAACTGGGTGACTTGGAAGACTTTAAGATCCAAGCTAAAAGACGTGCGGCGTTACCTAAATATCTAGAGATGGGTAATTGCGATGCTGTTGTTATTCGAGAAGACAGAGAAGTTCCAAAGGTCATTATACCTTTAATGGATCTAATAGGCATTCTTACTAAATAAAATTAAAGAGCTGGGCAACGATAATAAAAGAAAACAAGAAAACTTGACTTGGAGCCCCTTTTGTTGTCAATGCCCTTCTCTTTACAAGACTTAGCTAATAAAAGTAGTTAAGAAATACGCCTCTTTTGGCAAAGAAGAGGCTGGCAAGTAAAAAGGTGTGATTGGCTCTGGGTTGGCGTTCAGAGCCAGTCAACTAGAAAGAATGCAATGACAGAAATAAATAAAACTACAGTAACGATTGAATTTCCATTAACGGACGAACTAATAGATATGGATAAACAATATCTATTTGAAATGCTAAGACAAAAAATTGCAGATGTAATGCACATTCATTCTAATGAAGTGTGGATCAAGTCCATTAGCGCTATAACTGATTATGAAATAAGTAATGAGTTAGCAGCTGAAGCATGAGTTCCATAAAAAATTTAGCAAAAGCAAATTGTTCAAATTATTTTGATGGAGGATGCCTTATGAAAGGTTTTCCTTGCGATGCAGATCAAGAAAGATGTCATTACTTAGAAGAATCGGTAATACCAGGTATTAATAGAAAAGATAATCCTGATTACCAACAACATAAAACAGGAATTCGTTTGTATCAAGATACGGTGCAAACAAGAAAGACATAACCATGAAAAAAAAGCATTATCCTAAAAAATGTATCATTTGTTTCAAGGTCTATGAGAAGCAAAATAAAGATACGTTTGGTGCGGTTACTTATTTAAATGATTTTCCATTATATGGATTAGAAAAAGGAACATGTCCAAAATGTAAGACAAAGGAGAAAGAATATGGCAGAATCCTTTCGAGTGAAAGCCGCTAAAGTAATAAACGAGATAAAAGGCCCTTCGTTGGGAGTATCTCACATTAAATATTTATGCGACGTCCTGCAACTATGTAAAAGCATAGATCCAGGATTTAAATGGCCAATACCCCAAAAGACAACAGTAGAGTCTTGGGGAGTAACAGACTGGTGTACTTATATAGACCTTACCTGGGAAAAGCATGGTGAATCAAAAACCAAGCGTCCAGGTTCAGGAAGAATGCCTTTCTAATGCCCTTTCCACAACATTGCATAGAATGCGACAAGCCAATAGCAGGAGGCGCACGTCAGTGCGCTGACTGCATAAAAAAAGAGGAGAATATGAGCAATATTAGGTTTACCATGGCAGATGCTGGTGACTTTGATCTTACAAATAGTGGTAGTATAAGAATGAGTAGTAGCACCAGTTACTTTGAAGAAGATGAAATAAGCACAGATGAGATTGTAGAAATGATGGAGAAAGATTATCCAATCACTACTTCAGCATTTAAAGAACTACAACGCGAACAATATGAATTGTTTTGCATTAAGCAGCATGATTACGGCCCTAAGAATATATCTGTAGGAACCGAATTAAAAACTCGGAATGAAGTTCAGGTAGCTTTAACAGGATTATGGTTTCGTATGAATGATAAAATTCAACGAGCTAAGAATTTGTTAATGGGAGAGCGTAAATCAGCAGTACCAAATGAATCTTTAGAAGATTCATTTTTAGACCTATCTAATTATGGTATTATGGCTGCACTTGTTAAGCGTGATAAGTGGGGTAAATAAAGATTAGGGCTTAGATAGAAATTGATTTTTTTAATAGTTAATAGGTTTATCAAAAACAAAAAAAATCTAAGCCCTAAAAGATTACAAAGTAAACTCATCGATTTGTGTAGTTAGTAAAGGGGCATAATGACGTTCAGTAGTTAAAACTGATTTATGTCCCAACAATTTAGATACTTGATATATAGACACGCCTTGTTTTATTAAGTTCCAACCAAATGTTCTTCTTAGATCATGAAATTGTACATCGTTTATATTAACATCCCTAGCATACTGCTTAAAAAACTTACTTATATGCCCTTTAGAATAAGACCAGAAGATATTATTGCGTTTATTTAATATATCTAAAGCCTGATGATTGATTTTAATAATACGCTCAGTCCCACCTTTTTTAATTACTTTTAAATACGTACTATCATTTTCAATAAAAAGATTTTCTTTCTTCGGAGAATGAACTTCTTTTAGACGAGTACCAGTGTAATATGCGAATGTGATTGCGTCTCGTAAATTATCTGTCGGTATAGCCCCTAATATGAGCTTTATTTCACTATTACTGAGCACTCTAACCCTACCCTGTGTATTAGTTTTACCCTCTAAAAAGTTAATATCATAGCCACGTTTATTACACCATCTAACAAATATATTCCAATCGCGTCTAACTGAGTTTATTCTAGATATCGAACAATTAGTAGGCAGTCCCTTAGAATAGTAATAATGTACGTTATGTCTATAGGTTCTTACTGTATCTGGCGATAAATGTGATTTAGTATTGAGCCATTTCTCTATTAAGTCTTTATATCTAGGCTGTTTCTGACTTTCTTTCTTTAAAGCGTAAAACTCAGATATAATACGGTGTTCAATAGCTGCAGCCGATTTATTAACCTTATGAATAGATGTCATACCTGTGGATCCTGAAATAAGATGACCACGTATCATTTTTCTAAATTGAATATTCCCGCGCTGGCGTTCGTAAAAATTAGGCTTTAGTTTAGGTTTTAAAGTCATGAATTGTAACATATTTGTAACACATCACAATTGACCCATTTTAATTTATTAGTAGTGCCCGAGGGCGGACTCGAACCGCCACGGCTTATTCAGCCAACGGATTTTAAGTCCGTCATGTCTACCAATTCCATCGTGCTATTTTTCCTCTAACAATTCGAATCACCACCTATTAATAAGGGTAATAGATTGTAACGTATTTATAACACATAATCTAATAATAAGATATATTAAAAGAAACCAGGAGTATACGCAGGTGCTTTTTTACCAGCAGAAATATCTTTTTTAGTTTTACCAAGCTGGTGAATAGGTATTCCTGTTGTGAACTCCATAAGCATTGCAGGGTTTTGGAAAGACCTATATACATCTCTACTTAATAGACCAAATGGCATATAGCTAACAAGTGTGTAAGAAGCCAATCTATCCCAAGCGCCCGTGAATACAGTACCAAATACCGCTTCTGGCCCTCTTAATATAGAAGGCATAAGCTCATGTAATGGTGCTATGGGGTGCGGAAGCGCCCCATAAAAAGCCCTATCTCTTTGTACATCGTCTCCAAAAGCCCAATCTGCAATATCTTGCATATTAGAATAAGGAGCAGGAAGAGAATAATCAAACATTGTATATGGTAAAAGATTTGAAAGTCCCAATACAAACATATCAGCCATAGCTAATCGCTGTAATCGTGACATTTCAGTAGATGAAGGGTCAAAGCCTCTGTATTTAGCATCTTGATATAATTCTCTTCTGAATTTAACAGAGTTCCATGCCCATAATTTAAAGCGACTAAATACTTTACCAGCAGATGTCCTTGCAAATGGAGATCTATATGGAGCGTGATAAAAGAACTGCGCTGCTTTAACTGCTTTTTTACCCTGATTAATTAAATATGGGTCATTTAATTTAAAATCAATTGGGTGGTGATTATCTCTTATTTGTAAATATCCAGATAAAAAGGTTCGCAATCTTAAAAATCGTTCAGATTTTTTCATAAATATACTAGCAGCATCAACAACTTTTTGAGTTACATTATGCTTTTTAGCTAATTCACCCATACTTACTTTCGTTAATGATTCACTTTTCCACATCTTAGCAACATCGTTCACAAAGCCTTGATAATCCGTAGGTCTTGCTCTACCAACTAATCCAATCTCGTATGAAATAATACCTTCAACAACACCTTGTGTTTCTGCCCATTTATATACGTCTTCCATTGTTCTAAATACTGGGCCTTTAGATTCATCTTGATTTGGATTAATAGAGCGCCACTTGTCAATCTTAGTTGCTTCCCAGATATTTCTAGATCCTGTATATACCCAATTGTTTGTACCACCACCAAATACATTACCTACCATAGATTTTGCTCTAGCTAATAATGTAGCCATAGCAAATTTACCTTCAGCCATTGATACTTGTTTTAATCGCCTAGCAAAAAACTCCATATTTTCTTTTGTAGGTGCACCTTGAGCATCATAGGGAGTTTCAAATAATTCTCGTTGCTTTTTCCAATAGCTATCAAAAGTCTTATCTTTTATTTCACCAATACTCTTTTTATAATCATAGAGCATTCTAACAGATTCATCTGGTTTACCTCTTCCAGTCCAAAGATGTGCCATTTTTCTAGCAGTTTTACTGCCATACCAAGCCTGATCACTCATAAACCACCAAGGAGTGTTTTTAATATTCATAGTTTCACTATCTAATATTTCTTTAGACACTGTTGAAGGAGCACCAATAACATCTCTAGCGTAGATCCGCATAAAGTATTCCCAGTCTTTAGTATATTTACCCATAGGATTGTTTTTTGAGAAGCTTCGTATTGTTTGCTCTGCTAATACACCGACTAAATTATTATATGTGCCTTGATTTAATGTATCCGTATAACGTCCCCAGATACCAGTATCTCTTGCATAGCCATCTAAATTAAAACGTCTGCTTAAGACGTTGCCTGGTTTTCTATCACCACCTAGTAGTTCCAATTGTTTTACACCTACATCAGCAGACATGTCAGTAACGAGCAATCCATTAGCAACAGCTTCAGATATATTTTTATCCATCAATGTAGTTTCATGAAGTAACTTTTGACGTCTGTCAGCTAGGTTTTCTAAAGCTTTAGTTTTTTGTTCTTGAGCCATTCCAGAACGTTCAATCTCTTTCATTCTTTCAACAATAGAGTTACCCAATTTTATAGGGTCATAATCCATATGAGGAACATAACCTTCTTGCTTACCTGTCCCTCTATACATTGTATTGAAGTCGTGCCTTCTTTTTTCTTTTATATATAAAGGTAGATCTAATTTTTTTAAAGCCAACAAATTATCCATATCATACTGACTGTAAGGAATTTTATCTCCTGTAGCTGAATCTACTTTCCAAGGCACTTGATGTCCTGTATTTTTAATATAGCCTCTTAGCTGACCAAATCGCTCTAATAAATCAGCTCTATCTAAGGTTTTAGATTTTTTCATACTAAAATATGCTTTATAAGCCTGATATCTAGATTCTTGCAGCTTACCCCATCTATACTTTTTAGATCTCTTTTCATGTAAATCGAGCAATCTTTTTCTATTGATCTTATCAAGACCATTAGAATGCTCTCTAATTAAACGATACCAATTATTTATGTAAGATTCAATTTCAGCCTTGCTACGCTCTTTATTTCGAATAAATTTAAAAGCTTCCATTTCTTTACCATCCACATCGGTTAAGATGTCTTTTTTAGCTTCTAATTTGCGAACTTCTTTTACTGATCTAGCTACATCAATTTCGTATTCAGTTCCTTTTTTAGGCTTTCCTTTTTCAATAGAATCTTCAGCGTGTCTTCTAATTTTTTGTTCGTACACAAACAACATTGATTCATCGTGTGATAAAGCCCTTTCTCCTTCACGAGGAACATAGCCTTCTTTGGTTAGAGGTTTAATAATATTTAGAATGGCCTTATCTAGCTTTAAATCAATTAAATCATATTTTTCATTATTGACCTGTACGCTTTTAACATCATAAAAAGCTTTTTTAATAAGCATGTCGCCAAAATCATCTTGAATTCGAATCTTTTTGTTGTAAATATGCTCTGCAAGGTTTGTAATCTTTTCTTTCATAGCATCAATAATAGCAGAACCTTTTTGACGCGTACCTTCAAATACAAATTCTTCATTCTCTAAACTTTCTCGCAATTTTTGACTCTCTGCCCTACGCGCCATAAACTGCTGTACTCTTTGTTCTTGGCGTTCTAATTTATTTTCTTTAGCATCTGCATCTCTTAAAGCTCTTTTTGCATCTTGTGCACCTTGTAGTTCTATATCGCGTGTTACTACATCATGAAATTTATCATAAACATCTACTTTGTTTTTGTCCATGATCTGTGTCTGACCCAATATCTTTTGCAATAACAGTTCATCTAAATTTCTAATTTGATTTGGGTGGTCTAATAAATTACCAACATCACGAATCATAATTTCAAAATGAGACATAGGCACTTTAGCATCTGCATATAATCTTTTTAAAGTGCCATCTTTTTTTATAGTTTGAACTGGAAACCGTTCAGATACAGCAACAATATCGTTGTACATCATATCACCTGCGGTTGTTTCAGTTGGCTTTAACCAATGACTTCCACTAACACGCATCTTATCACCATCTCCAACTTCATTTAAAGACTTAAACATCTGTCGGCCGCCACCTTTAGTAAACCATCTAAAGAAACCTCTTCCTTTTTTCCAATCAACCATTTCTTCACGAATACCTCTTAATGCATATATATCTGCGTCCTCAATCTTTCCAATACCGCGCTTACGTAACATACCTTGCATAAATTGTTCAATGTCTGGTTTAGACCAGTTGTTAAAAAAAGTATCTTTGTACGATAAGATGACATTTTTAATGTCATCAACAAGTTTTATAACTTCTTTATCTTTAAGCTTAACGTTTTTGAGTTTTTCTTTGCCGTCATAACGCATTCCTTTTAATATATTGCCTTCAAACTCTACTGATTTATTACCAATAATATTACCTGGATAATCCTTTAAGTAAGCTTTTAATTCAGTAATAGGTCTTGGTTTAACAGCATTATCAAACATATCAGAGCGAATATCTGCATGGTGCTGCGCTACTTTATCCGATACAATGCTTTCAACAAAATAATAGTCTTGAGTTTCTTTACCTTTTATAGACCCATATAATATAGAGTCAAAGTATTCTTTAATACCTTCATAGGTCATTGGTTCTACAGAATCGCGTTTACCTGCATTATAAGCATCAACAAATTTCTTTAAGGAAGGATTAACTTCATTTCGAATTAATTTAGTTATTCTATCCATAGCTGTTCCTGTAGCAGATAATTCAGGATCGTCTTTAACGCTTTTACGTACTTCAATAAACTCGTTTTTAATGTTGTTGGCGAGCTTGTAAAGCTTGGTAGTGATCTCTGCTTCTCTACCTGGCATGTTATGTATCTTACCAAAATCATATGTATTTTTTATTGAAGCAAAATCGTACAGATCGTTTGAAATAAAATCATTAGCAATCTTCAATTGTTTTTCAATAAACTTTTTACGTTGCCAAAATGATTTATATCTTTTATCACGAATCCTTCCATCTTTACCCAAATATGTTTTATCGTTTTTTAAAGTTAGCTTTTTATTCTCCAACTTTAATTTAAACTTCATAAAGTCTATAGGGTCACTAGCAAGTCTTCTAACACCACTGGGTCGTGCTATATTATAATAATTATCAAATCCAGTTATATTAGAAAAAGGAACGTAATATTCTGATAAAGCTTTAATTCGATTAATGTTAGAGCGTAAGCTAATACCAGTCTCTGCTTTAAAATCTTTTGTGATGTACTTAACAAGCTCAGGGTCATTTTTAATTTGAGCATTCATCTTATTGCCAAACTTGGTAAAGCCATCAATTCCAGAAATAACTCTAGTTAACATAGAATCTTGATAATCTAATGTTTTAAATATTTCAGCAATAGTAGATAAATGACTAGTGTCTTCTTTTGGATGCTTTTGAGCTGCTTCTCTGATTTCATTATGAGTAAATGGGCGCCCTTCAGCAAAATTACGGCTAAAGAAATGGCGCATAGTGTTTGACAATGCACCTGCTGGTGTTTCATAAAAACTTAACTCTACACCTTTTTCTTCTTTAGTTGCACTTATTTTATATTTAAATCCTTTTTTACCCCATAACAATTCATAATTTTT